CTGGTATACGGTCCCTAAAGTTCCTGGTATGCCAGGGAACTGTGACATTGTTGCAACAGGTGTTGCTTGGGGGACACAGCGAGCGAGGGCCTGGCGTGGTGCACGTGCCACAGTGCGACGTTACGACGCAGGGCTAGGGCCGTGGATGTGTGGTGATGACGCAACAGGTGTTGCACGTGGGTGTGCAGGTATGTGGCATACCTGGAACTTCGGATGATCAGAAGGCAATGGCGTGGTGGTATGCTAGATGCCAAGCCTGCCGCGGTGCCTGGGTGTGGTTGATGTGTGCACGGGCCGCGGGCTGCTGTGCAGAGTACGACTTGACTCTGGAAAGGAGGGTGGCCTTGATTAGCCCTTGCCGAGGATGAAGCCGAGCTCGTGGACGAGGCGGGCCTGCAGCTCTGACTGGGCCGTGGCATAGAACGTTGATGCAGACGAGCCCGTGACCATCTCAGTTGGCAGGTACATGCCGGTGTGCACTTGCTCCAGCGGGTAGCGCCCGGAGCCCGTACGCCGCAGCACGCCCTTACCGAGTGGCTTGTTGTGTTTGCGTCCGCCCTTGGTGAACGCGCCAGGGTACGCGGTGGCTCGGTTCCAGGGATGCGCGATGACGCCGCCCTTACCCTGCTTAGGCCTGACCTTCGATGCGCGTACGTTGCCGCCCTTGGAGTAAATCTCGAACGTGTCGCCCGTCGACTTGGTCTTGAGGGCCTTGGTCATGGTGCGGTACTTCAGACCGGTCTGGGCGACGAGGGCGCGGCCCATCTTCGTCTTGGCCTTCTTGCCGGTGTGAGCCAGCGCCCGCCGCAGAGCGAGAGGGAAGTTCTTGCCGGCCGACGCGACTCTCTGCTCAAGGTTGACCCACTGGCTCGGATCGATCTTGATCTCGACGGTCATCAGCGCCGACCCAGCTTGAGACGCGCAGCGGCAACCTTCGCCTTGAAGCCATCGGCGGCCGATCGAATATCTTGCACGGCCGACTTCACAACGAAGTCCATTTGTTCCTTCGCGACCTTCGCGTCGCCGGAGACCACAGCCGTTCGGATGGCCGCCCTACGCTTGGCACAATTACACATCGGTCAGTACCTCTCAGTGACCAGGTTACAAAAGATAACCATACCTATACTCCTTGTCGCTTCTAAGGGCAAGCCCGAAGCGCCCAGCGCGTAGGGCGCAGCCCCCTCTATACTACTACGTAGTATTATGGGGCAGTGGTTTTCAGTGGTCCGTAGCTGTGGTTTTCAGTGAACACCACTGGAATGACCGTCAACACCACTGCTTTTGACCCTGAACGCACCCCGTGGATACCCCTTGACACACCCCCTGAGTACGAGTAAAAGCACGTCAATCAACATGAACCAACATGGAGTTTGCTATGAGTGGAGAACTTACGGGATCGGTGCACGCGGGGTGGCTCGCGGGCACTACGACAAGCGTGCGGTACAAGGGTCAGTTCGTAACGCTATACCAGTGCACCAGGGCATGCCGCGGCTGCGGAACCGAGATGCGGATGAACTTCTCACAAGCGGTGCTGAGAGGCGAGAAGAAGAACAACGGGCTCGCGATGTCGCGCTGCAAGCAGTGCAGAGACGCGCGCAAAGCGGGCAGTGCCGCGCCGACTCCGGCAGCCGACGAGATCAAGACCGTTGAGGCGCCGACGCCGGTCACGCCCCAGCCGCTGGACGCGATAGTCTACCTGATCCAGCGCAATGAAGCGTTGACGATCGAGAACGCGGAACTGAAAGCCGCAGCCAAGTTCTCCGTACCGGATAAGTACGTGCTTGACAGCCCGACGCTCACCGGAACACTAGTGCCCGCACTAGGCGCCGACACCGCTGAGCTTGAAGCGTTGCGTAAACTCAGGCTCGACGTGTTCGACGCGTCTCGTTGCGTCGAGTACGGCCCGATGTACGTCAACGCCGCGGGCTCAAAAACGCGCGACCGGCTGGCGCCGGAGCAGGTAACGAACGCTACCCTGCTCGCGCACGTCAAGGAAGTAGGCAAGCTATACACCGGGGTGTGGCGAGTCTTTAGCGGGTTTGAGGACGTCCAGGCTGCCCTAAACAGGGTGGCTTACAACCAGTCCTACGTATCGGCGGCTTTCGGCGCGCTGGACAATAGCGTCCATAACCGTATCGATTCCGAAGCGCGGGACGAGGCCGACGCGAAGTACCCAGTGTAACTTAGTTGCGTGTCGCGTCGTCACAACGAAACAAAGTTTCTCAAATTCTTTGTTGACAAGCGACGCGACACGCACTAGGTTTGGGTCATCAACAACGACGGAGCAAGCAAATGACCGACGCGCCCAAGAAGAACCTGCCGCCACGTACGGAGCAGGGTTGCTACGATCTCGGTTACGGCAACCCTGCTCGGTCATCGAGAGACTTTGCCTGGGCACATCTCGTACACATTAACGCCTACCGCAGCGGTCAGCTTGACCGGCAAAACCTGCAACCCCGCAATCCCAGGTACGACCGTCAGGACTACGATCCTGACACGTTTGAGCGGAACCCGCCGCCTATCCTCGTTAACCCCGCTCCGCAAAACTACCGGGCGCGTTCCTAAATAGCGAAGCCCGCCGCATACTCAAAGAGCGCAGACCTCGCGTAAGGACTAAAACGAAACAAGGCGCCTGGTAACAATCAAATACGCGTCCCCGTATACTCGCGGCTTATGCGTGCTCGCGTATGGCGCCCGCACCGAGCTAAAAAGAAATAAAGTTTCTCAAATTCTTTGTTGACAAACGACGCGACAGGCACTAGGTTTATGTCATCAACAACGGAGCACGGACATGGCAAACCTCTACGGACTGAAGGTTGCAGAAGGCAAAGCCCGCAGTAAGCTCTACGATGCCGCAGACGTTTCGACCGTGCGCGAAGCGGTGGAAAAGCTCGGTGCGTCACACCCAGCCGTGCAGGCATTCCGCCGCATCGCTAAGGCGATCGACAATCACGTAGCCGCTAACCCACCGATCGGCGCCACGTCACGCGGCACCCGCGGAATGTACTGCCAGGCGCACAAGGCTTTCTGACGGGACTAAAACGAAACAAAGTTGCGCGGCGTTACGTTGACAGTCAACGCCTGCATAGGGTACAAGTCGGTCCTGTAAAAGAGGGCCGCTTGTAGTGACTGACTTCCGCGCACTAGAAAACTTCTTTGCCTCCGCGAAGGCAGCCGGGCTTAGCCCGGTGGGCGTCTTCCAAAAGGACGCACAGATCAACGGCAAGGGCTGGCAGAACGGCGTGGCGTCGCTGCGGTCCGGGTCCGATGGCGTAGGCATCATCACGGACCACACGCTCGTCGCGATTGACTTCGACGATATCAAGGACGACCCCGACCGCGCCGCCTCTGACGCGCTGCTCGATCGCCTGCTCCAGCTTATACCGGGCGCCGCTGTGCGCCGTGGCGATCCGACTGGCTCTAAGTGGTTGGTCCCGGTGCGTACCAAGGCGCCGTGTGCGCGAGCCCGTACGCTCACCGATGCGTCGGGCCGTAAGATGCAAATCATCGCCAACCGCGGCCAGTTCGTGGCTTTCGGCAACCACGACTCAAAGAATCCGTTCGGCTCGCTCAACGAGTACTCCTGGTCAAACGGTGACGCGCTGGCCGCGTTGCGCAGCGCGCCGGAAGTCGCCGACGTCATCGCACTGGCCGCAGAGCTCGGGTTCACCGGCGCCGAGCCGACCGACGTTGCAAACCTCAGCCTCATCCAAGATTTGAAGCCGACCGACGTCGCCGTGCAGGCGATGGTCAAGAGCATGGCTAACTCTGCCCTCGACGGACTGCGCGAGCGCGGCCGCGACGGTACGATCACAGGCACGGTGGTTATGGCTACCGCGTCGCGTGTGGCACCGGCGGTGCACTGGGGCTTGCTCGAAGAGGACGCGATCATTGACGCCGCGTGCGCGCACGGTCGCGACCCCGACGATAACCAAGGCAAGGCAGGCCGTACGTACCGTGAGGAGGTCGAGCGCGGGCTGAACAATCCGCTCGACAGCCACGAGATTCTGGAACTGGTGCGCTCCGCCGCGCCGTCGCCGAGTACGTTTGACCACATTGACCCCTCGCAGTTCACGGCCGCGGCCCCTGCGCAGCAACAGCAAGTCACTGGCTTTCGGTTCATAAGCCCGTTCGATACTGCGAACGACAACACGAATCCGTGGGTTGTGCGGAGGCTGCTGCGTGCGGGTTACACTGCGTCGATTTACGCGCCACCGAAGGCCGGCAAATCGACTATGACGACTGACCTGGCTTTCCACATTGCGACTGGCAAGGCGTGGCAAGGGCACGAAGTGAAGCGCGCGGTCCCGGTGCTCTACATCACCGAGCGGCCATATCAGATCAAGTCGTCGATGCGCGCGCTGGCAAGCCGGCACGGCGTGAAGCCAAACAACGTCATGATCATTGAGCGCGCGTGCCTGATTAGCGATCCTGCGTTCATGGGCAATATGCTGGCGACGTTCGAGAGCTTCAAGGACGCGGTCGGCGAGTACCCGGGCGTCTTGGTGTTCGATACGTTCGCCAAGGCGGCCGCTGGGATGGACGAAAACAGCGCGAGCGACATCGCTATCGCGAACATGAAACTGCGCGATATCCAGGCGACGCACCCGCAGCTGCTGATCCTGACCGTGGGACACACAGGCAAGGATAGCGCCAAAGGCGAGCGCGGATCGAACGCGACTATGGGCGATCGTGACTTAGGCCTGGAAGTCGTGCAGCACGAGGGCGGGGCGCGGTCGTGCCGTATCGCGTACGCAAACGAGCTAGAGGCCGACAAGTCTATCGCGACGTTCAGCATCACAGCCGATAAGATCGGCGAAGATAGCGATGGCGAAGGAATCTTCGGCATGGTCATCGAGCCTGCCGCTGAGGTCGTCAGAGAGCGCGAGGAGACTATGTACGGCAAATACACTGAGTCGCAGTTGCAGAACACTTGGCGCCTGATGAACGCGTACAGCGAAGAGGGTGATTTCACGTTTGACGATGGCGGCATAGCGACGGTTGCGAAGCGTATCATCGTCCCGGAGCAGTTCGATCGCGCGATCTGCGAGGGGCTAGGAACCGACTCTACTCGCGACAGGAAGACCGTCGTTGAGAATATCGAGCTCATGCTAGGCAAAACCGGCAATTCGCTATTCGGCATAACACAGTCGCTGCATACCAAGAACGTTAGATACTTCAAGTCTGAAACGGCGGCGCGAATCATTCCTGGATCAATCGACGGAGGCACCGATGCGTAAATTCAACTGCGACCACTGCGGCGCCGAAGCCGAGTCCAGGTTTCCGCACACTATGGCGTGCTCGGAGGAGTGCCGGGTCGCGCGGAGGGTTGGTTACCAGCGCGTTAAGCAGCTGGAGTATTACCACAAGAGGAAGCGCGCCCGTAACGAAAGCGTGACCAACTTTTCCGTTGACAAGCGACAAGACAGCGAATAGGTCTAAGTCATCAACAAACGGAGCAAGACGATGACCACTTTCGTAAACCAGTCGGTAGGGTCCTTTGACGACCGGTCCCACGAGTTCGTCGAGGTGTGGTTTGACGAAGCGGTCGTTTCGCGGTTCGCGTTCCATAGCGTCATGCAGCGCGATGTCATGGGCGCTTCTCACCGACTGTTCGGTATCGAGGTTGAAGCCCGCTACGTGTTCGCCGCGTGCAACGGCTTCAACACGATCACCAATATTCAAGGCATTGCACCCGACGGCTCAAAGCTATGCGTTACTCACGTCCTCCTGAGGGACCAAAAAACCGAGGAATTCCGCCTCGGCGATAAGTACGGTAAGCCTATTGCGCGCATGCGGCGCACTGGTTATGTGCAGGCGGAGAGGGCCGTCTGATGGCTCGCAGAGCAAAGCGAGGGGGCTCCAACTACCTCAGCGACGGCGAAATGCGCGACATCAAACTCTGGTTCGGGTGGGGATCAATCCTGCGGTACCCGACGGGTCCTAAGGACTACCTACGCGAAATGATGAAGCCCGACACGCGTCCGCGGTTTCTTGAGCAGCCGCGCCGGAAGCGGAAAGCGATTCTGCGGTTTGTTATTGAAGAAAATGACCGCCGCTCAAAAGCGCGCGAAGCGGACCCGGGTGCGTTTCAACGCAGCCACGACACCAACACGGCTGCGACGTAGAGCGCAGCAACGTCAGCCAGTGCGATACCTGGAAGCACGCCGACGAGCCACAGGATCGCACTGGCCATAACCACGACGCTACCGAGATACACAATTAGGGCTTGCCAGTTCATGAGGGTTGTGCTTTAAGCCGTGCGTCTGGCGGGAGGGTACGCGATGACAATCCTGATCACAAGCGTTAGCGGCGGTTGGATATGGCGGGTCACCGTAGTAAACGGCGGAACGTTTGCCGGTAAGGCAGATACGCTGCCGGATGCGTGGAAGGAAATCTGGCTGGTAAAGAAGGCATACAGTTGACAAGCGCTCGTACAGTGTTATGTTGACTAACAACTTAGCCGGGCGCACGCGCCTATCTCGACGTGTTGGGGTTCAAGCCATGACCGATTCACGGTTGCCGTGTTCCGCTGCCACTGAGGATGCTTGGCTGCTGGTCAAGCGCGGTTTGTTCTATCGCCCGAACAATAGCGGCTACACAGGCATTCGGGACGAAGCCGGACGCTATTCTCGCCAGGATGCCGACGAACACATGGCGGCCGGAGGGAAGGCTATGCGAGAGGCCGACGCCCCCGAGTTCATGCCGGGCGCCTACAGCGATATCGTCATCAAGCGCCTCACAGAACAACGTGACGAAGCCCGAGTGGAGCTCGCTCGCATCAGAGGTGATGCCCAACCAGCGCTTGAGACCGCGCCGCTCCGTCTATGCGGCTACTGCAAGTCATGGAACAGCAAACCATGCGGTGAGGGATGTTGTTGGAGCCAGACCGACCCAACGATCGAAAAAGTAAGGGCCGACGATCTAAAGGCAAAGCAAAAACACAATCGCAAGCATCCACTTCCAGTTACCTTTGAAAGGTAGTCCCATGTCCATTGAGGCGATGAGGAAGGCTCTCAATTATATCGAAAATACGGAGGGCGAACTCGGCATCAAGTTATCTTGTGGCGATGCCCTTAGGGAGGCCCTTGCCGCTGCCGCTCAACCGCAGGTGGCGCCGACGCAGCCGTTTTATGGAGCGCGGTGCGCGGCTTATCCGAACTGTTCGGGTGGATGCGGCTGCGGCTGCACCCACGAGATCGGGGACGTGGAAGCGCGGATTGCGGTGCTGTCCGATGCACTGAAGCGGATTTCCAAGAACACCTGCTGCGACAACTGCCAGGAGGCCGCTCGCGTCGCCCGGTCGGCACTCGGTGCCTACGTCGGACTTGCGCGCCAACCAGCGCCAGACATGCGCGACACTATGCGCGAGATCGGCGAGTTGACGGACCCTGTCCGCGAGATGCTTCGGCGAATGCTGGCCGAGCATGGAGACGAGCACTATCATAACTGTCCTGCCGACGATGGCGGCGGCCCCTGTAAGTGCTTTGCAGGCGCCCTGCACGCAAAGGCAAAGGCGGTTCTTGAAGCCGCCCTCGCCGCCCAGCCACCGGCCGCTCCTGTCTCGCCCTCCGACGTCGAAGGTTGTGATCAGTGTCCGGAACCAAAGGACGGCCCGCATCATCCAGAATGTTACCGCTACGTTGAGCCCGCAAGCGAGCGGTGGACAGTCGGAAAGAACGGCTGGGATGCCTCCGACGAAGCCACGCGGGAGGATATCTAAAATGGTGTTTGATACCGAATGGGAGCACGCAGAGATCGAACTGGAGATTTTCCGCGCTTCCGGAGCCGACCTCACGAAACGCTGCGAGACGGGAAAAAGCCATCGGTATTTGCTCGAATGCTACAGGTGCGGGGCGCTTCATGGTGAGCCCTGCAAACTCACTTCCACGCTGCCGCGCCCACAGCGCGGAGGTGACTGATGCCGTGGAGACATTACCCGTGCGTGCGCACAATCTGAAGCATCCGCTGCCGGTCGGGCGGCACTTCGGGCCGCCGCGCGAACGATCCTAAACAGGTGTACCGATGCGCGACATAAACAAAGACCAAGCGGACTTCTTCAGAAGGGCCAAGGCTCTGATGGAGATCGGCGTTAAGCCGTGCGATCTGGCCGATTCGCCGTGCTGGTGCGATCTTACAAAGATCGAGCGCGGGAATTGCGCCTTTGCTCGCGAAGAATACGATCGTAAGCGATCCTAAGCGAAACGTGAGGATGAGATGATGGACCAGATTGCATACTTCATCGGTTACGCCGTCCTGATCTTGGGCGGCGGTCTCCCGTTGACAATCAACACGACAAAGGGTTACAAACATGGATCGCACAGAACTTGAACTCGAAGTTGATAACCTCCGCCTGAAGCTGGAGTCCGCGGCCGATGACAACGCAGCGTTGTACCGAGAGAACACGGTACTGCGCGGCTTGATCGACGCACTGGCCGAGGAGCTCGACTTCGAGATCGTGGAATAAGGAGAGGCAGATGGTAGTACTACTTGCGATCGCGGTACCATTTGCTTTCTACTTCGTCGCTATGAGCTTTGCGTTTCCGCGCAAGAAAGGTTAAACCAAATGAAGTTCATCGGACCCGTACGCAAGGTCAACGGGAAGCAAATCGCCACCGACACGTGGTACGCTGAGGTGACGCCGAAAGACACGTTCCAGGTCGTTCGAATCAGCAAGCAAGACCTGATCAACCTGCAGTCGGGTCGCGTTAACTTCGTCGGGCATGAGAAGCCAAAGCTCGGCACGATCGAGGAGGTTGAGTTCATATACCTGCTGTCGTGGGTCTACCTGGACGCGCACGGAAACCCGCGCATCCGTCCCGTGGTTGGCCGCTACCACGGAGGCTCCGAGACGTTCGCCGACGCTACCGGGCTCGCTGGCGACGTCTGGAAGCACTCGGCCAGGTATCGCACCAGTCTGATCACCGCATGAGCACAGAACCCCGGCCGCGAAGCCGGGGTTTTTCTTTGCTCTCGTGATCAACTTTAGCGTTGACAAACGACGGGACGGTCGCTAGGTTTATGTCATCAACACGGGAGATCGACATGACCAAGCGCCAACCTCACGAGTTCAACCGCATCGGCCATGATACCTCACACGCCGAGTCCCAGCTCCGCAGCATGGAAGACGCCGCCCGCAACGGCACCAAGGGCAACGCCAAGGTTTTCCCCGACAGCTTCGGCGGCAAGTGGCTCTCGGTTTTCTGCAAGGATGGCGTCCTGAGCTACAACTGGCAGGGCGGATATCCGACCAGCAATGTCTCGCGGGAAACCGCGATCTCGGTTCTGGCTTTCCGATGACCGTCCACGAGGAAATCACGCTGGAACTCGCCAGGCTCCAGCGCCGCGCGATCGAGGCGGTGCGCGAACGCAATGCGACTCAGCAACTCGGCGAAGCGTGGCAAGGCATTCACGAACAGGAGGATAAGATGGCGACGCAAGAAGAACTTAACAGGATGTTTGAACAGCAGCGCCTCGACGCCGCACGCACCGAGGGGCTGAAGACGGCGGCAAACTGGCTCCGACGCCAGGCTAACGCTGAGAAAGAACCGAAAGCCCGTGCAGCATTTATTGAGGCGCACAACGCCATATTGGCGCTGGCTGAAGGTCGGGCGTAGGCATTCACGAACACGCAGTTAACGAACGGAGTGTGAAAAATGAGTTTTGAGAAACTATCTCGCAGCGGCATGGTCGCGGTTATCTATTCGCCCGGCGCTGGAGCCGGGTGGTACACGCGGAACAGCGAACACCGCGGTCTGCTATTCGACAAAGACATAGCGGAGGCCGTACTCGCGGGCGATCGCGAGAAGGCCGCCGAGGTCGCGGAGCGGAAGTACCCGGGAGGTTACTGGGGAGGCGCCCAGGACCTTGAGGTTGCGTGGGTGGCGGAGGGGTCGCGCTTCGAGGTTACGGAGTACGCCGGGAGCGAGAGCGTCCGCGTGTTCGGTCCCGACATCGGGATCGTAGCGTAACGAACACGTGATCAACTTTAACGTTGACAATCAACGCGAGCGGGCCTAGCCTCTAGACATCAGCAACGGAGGACGTCATGTCCAAGAAGTCACAACGCCGCAGCCGCCTCGCAACCCTCAAGGTCCTGGCGATGCTATCTGCACCGGTCAAGAGCAAGTAACGGAGCAGCTACGATGCGCCCGAACAGCACAACGTTTCAGTATCACGGGCACCTGATCCGACGGGACGAGTACGGGTTCTGGCGCGTCTATCTGCACACGAAGTTGATCGGCTGGTACCGTTGCCGCAAGGATGCGGAGCGGTCAGTTAGGAAGGCGGAGGTCACGTCGTGACCAACGAGTGGAACGGTGTCTGCGCATGCGGCAAAGTCGCCATGGACGGCGTTAAGTGTCGGTTAGGCGCTACGCACAAAAAGCAACCGGAGCCGTTCCAGTTTCCATGGGCGGCGTCAACAGAGGGCAAGGACGATGAAGCAGCGACACCAAGTTTGGAAGCGTAAGTCGGACGGCGCGAACGTCGTCATTCAGTACGAGTACAACCGCGGCTGCGTCATCGGCCACACGTTCGACATCGGAGTCGCGCTCGCCAAGCACGACAACCTGTTCGAAGGCATCAAGGCCCGCGCCGTGCGAGTTAGCGTTCCCGTTGACAATCAACGCTAACGGGCGTAGACACTGGGTTCCGAAGAGGAGGGAAAGATGAAACTTGAACCAGGAATGCGCGTTCGCTGCGTGGATGCTTACCCGAACCGGCACATCTGCGTAGGCGGAAACTATCGCGTCGCCGAGATCGACGGCGGGATGGTAAAGGTCGAGAACCTCGCGAACTGGTACGCTGACTACCGCTTCAAGCCCGTCATTCGTGTGAAGGCACCGACACGCAAAGAACCGTCGAGCACGGAGCGGTTGCTCGACGCGATGTTTGGCAAGCTCTGAAAGAGAAAAAGTGGCGGTACTAGATTTACCCTGGGGCAAAACATCTGACTTCGTCCCGCGCCCGCACCAGTCTGCGGGCGTTGATGCGCTATTCGAATACGACGGCAAGTATTCGGTTGCGGAGGTGACGGTTGCCGGTGGCAAAAGCGCCATGCTGGCGATGCTTGCGCTTCGTTACAGCAAGCTCGGCCGCGTGCTAATCATCGCCCACAACGAGGACCTGGTTAAGCACGACGCCGCTGCGTGTAAGAAGCTCGGCATCCATCCGGGTATCTGCTCGTCGAAGCTCGGCGTTAACGCGTTCGCGCGCGTCACGGTGGGTACTCGCGGCACGATCGCGAATCGGCTGCATCTGTTCAAGGACGTTGTCGCGGTCCTGGTCGACGAAGTGCATATGGTTCCGCCGAGTGCGAGCAGCCAGTACAGGAAGATTTTCGAGGCGCTGGACAAGGCCAAGGTGCACGGGCTTACCGGCACTCCGTTCAGGGGTGACGGGACTGGCACGCTTGAGAAGACCTTCGGCCCTATTGTTTTCCGTTACACGTTCCTCGACGGCCTGCGCGACAAGTTCCTAAAGCCGATCGTGCCCGTCGACGCCGGCGAAGACGAAGCCATTGACATGGACGGCATCGGGACCGTCGGGCAAGACTTCGATGTCGACGAGATGGCACCGCGGGCTATCAAGCTCGCGCCCAGCCACGCCAAGACTGCCGTCGAAGTTATGGCGCGCTACGGCCGAAAACGCGCGATCGTATTCGCCTGTAACATCGCGCACGCGGACAGGTTGGCGGAGGAGTTCAAGGCACTCGGCGCCCGCGTGGCCTGTGTACACTCACTGTCTGAAAGCGGTCTGCGGGATAAGGCCATTAAGGCCCTGCGCGCCGGTGAGCTGAACGTCCTCATCAGTGTGGCGATGTTTACCACGGGCCTGGACATCCCGGAGATCGACTACATCGTGTTCAGCCGTGCGTCGCAGTCTGCCGTGCTGGTGGCACAGGGCCTCGGCCGCGGAGCTCGCGCCACGCCGGAGGCCGTCAACTGTTTGCTGTCCGACTTCGGCGGAAACATCGAACGACACGGTACGCTCGACGCCATCGTCGCCGCGCAGGGTAAGGTCCTTGAGTGCGAATCGTGTGGCGAGGAGTGGGAGACCTGGCAGAACGGCAAGACGTGCCCGAAGTGCAACGAGATTCACAAGAGCGCGCCGAGGTGCAAGGGCTGTAAAGAGCGGTTCGATTCGTTCTTCCACGGCATGAAGTGCCCGCACTGCCAGATGGAGCAGAGCGAGGTCCGCAAGTGCGGAGCGTGCGAAGAGACGTACGCGTCGTTCCTGCATCCGACCTGTCCACACTGCGCCTTCGACAACACGGCGCAGCGCGAGGAAGGCAAGGACCTGAAGACTCGCGGCGGTGTGCAAGAGGCTATCAATGTTGCGAAGATCATTGAGGAGGCGCCCTGGCAAGACATCGTTTCGGCGCCCGTCAAGAACGAAACCGGCGGGTGGATACTCCCGACGAGGTACGTCAACGTGCTCTGGAAATTTGAGCATCTGCCGGAGTCGCCGCATCGCGTGTATGTCAAGCGCGCGGGTAACGGTCGCTACACGACCCACGGCGTCTACGACGTGCATGGGAAAATCCATCAGGCTTGAGTGTTGACAATCAACGAGGTGTGTAATGCAACCAAAACCCGGCGATAATATAGTCGTATGGTTCTCTCACGGCGCTGCGAGCGCCGTAGCGTGGCAAGAGACGCTGCGAAGATATGGCGACGCGTGCAACGTTGTGGCTGTCAATAACCCGGTCGCGGAAGAGGACGAGGATAATATACGTTTCGGGCGCGACGTGGCTGCTTGGCTGGGTCGGGACCTGGTGGAGAGCCGCAGCAAGAAGTTCCCGAAGGCGTCCGCGGTCGAAGTGTGGGACCGCGAGAAGGCCATGTCGTTCCCACACGGAGCGCCGTGTACCAAGTACCTGAAGAAGATCGCTAGGCAAGAATACGAGAAGGAGCACCGAGTCTACGCGATGGGCTACCCCAACGCCAACTGCATCGGCTGCGTAAAGGCCACGTCGCCGACGTACTGGAACCTGGTACGTGCCGCGCATCCGGAAGTGTTTGCCGCGCGTGCGGAGCAGTCGCGCAGGCTAGGAGTCCGCCTGGCACGGTTCAAAGGCGAGCGCGTGTTCCTCGACGAGCTCCCGGCTGACGCGGCGGGCCGCCCACTGAAGACCATGCAAACCGACTGCGGAATCTTCTGTGAAGAAAAGACCCCGGCGGCCGAGGACCGCGAGCTTCCGCGCTGCTACTTCGCGCACCCTGTTACGGACTACGGCGGGTCTACGCGGCAGATAGAATCGATCGATAGGCTGGTAGCGGCGGGGTGGTCCGTGGTTAACCCAGACCACCCGGATCATCAGGCAGGGTATAGAGACCACGGAATGCAACACTTTCTAGACGCGGTCGGTACGTGTGACGCCCTGGCTTTCCTACGCTTCCCAAACGGCGACGTAGGGGCCGGCGTTGGTAAGGAGATCGAGGAAGCGTTGCGCCTTGGTTTGCCAGTCTACGACGTAGCCGACGGCATGCGGCCTATCACCGCGAGGCCTGCCGTACTTACCGTAGACGACACGCGGGCGCTAATTCGCTCGTTGAGTGTTGACAATCAACGTAACGTGTCGTAAAGCTATCAACATAAGTTTCAACATCCGGAGAAATCGTAAATGCCGAAGATTACCGTAGAGTTCAGCAGCTTCGAAGAGTTCATGGCGTTCCGTGGCGGTGCCGCTGTCGAGGCACCTAAGACTGAAACCGTCGCCGAGGCTGACAAGCCGAAGCGCACGCGCGTCAAGAAGGACGAGCCCGTCATCGTTCCGGAGCCCGAGCAGCCCCCGGCTGTTATCGAGACCGCAGCGCCCGCGTTCCCCGTCGTCACCGAGCAGCCCGCCAACCCGTTCCCGGTGCAGGCTGAGTCGACCCCGGTCGAGAAGCTCGTCGCGCGCATCAACAAGCGTATTGACGACGTCATCGCGCAGGGTCAGCCGGAAGACAAGATGGTCGCGTGGTTCCGTACCCAGGTCGGCCCGGAAGGTGCGAACGCAAACCTGTCGCAGATCAAGCAGGCGCTGTTGCCGAAGCTGTCGGAAACGCAGCTCGAAGGCATCGCGAAGCTGATCGGCGCCGCGTAAAGAGACTTCTCGGCTGGTGCAACCGAGGTTGGTTTGGGGCGGGTATCCCAACGAGAGCAAAACCCGCCCATCCGTTTAACGAGGTTCTCGAAACATGGCCGCACACGCAACATTCTCGCCGTCCAGCTCGGCCACGTGGCTTCACTGCTCGTACAGCGCGCGCAACGCGGTGCCGGAGCAGCCCAAGCCGCGCAGCACCGTCGAAGCTGCCGATGAAGGGACGCGCGTTCACGCGCTCCTAGAGGATTGGCACGCGACTGGCGAGCTACCGTCGGAAGACGACCCGGGCTTCACGGCTGCGTCCATGTGGGCGAAGTTCGTCGGCAAGCTGGAGCAGGGCGTGTCGTGGTCCGAGAAGCGCGTCACAATCAGCGATGACTGCTGGGGCACGGTCGACTTGCTCAACGAGCATCCGCAGATCACGACGGTCATGGACTATAAGAACGGCAAGTGGGACGTGTCCGCGTACCATAACGCGCAGATGCTGACATACGCGGCGGCCGAGCTTGACAGCAACCCGGCGCCGTGGTGGCGCTTCGTCATCTTCCAGCCGAACGGGCTGCAGAGTGACGGAGACCTCGGGTTCAAGCAGTGGGTCGCGGCGCGCGCCGAAGTTGAGGCGCATAAAGCCAAGGTGCTTGAGGCGTTGAAAGACGACAGCCCGCCGAGGCCGGGTCCGCACTGCCGCTGGTGCAAGGCGTTCCACACGTGCCCGGCCATGTCGACCGATGCCGGCTTCGTCATGGGCGCAATCTCGCGTCGCGTCGAGGACCTGACGCCGGAGGAGATCGTTCGCCTGCTGCGCCTCATCCGTGCGCTTGGCGATCTGAAGCCAGCCTACGAGGACGTGTTGACTACGTACATGAAGGTCAACGGCGCCGTCGAGGGTGCGACACTGAAGCGGAGCACCAAGTGGCGCGTATGGAACGACGAGCGCCAGGCGGCCGAGAAGATCGCGGAGCTCCACGGAGTCGGCGTGCTGAAGCCGCCGTCCGTCAAGACTGCGGAGGGGTTAAGCCCAGAGATCAAGCAGTACGTATCCGTCGCAACCCGGAAGCCTGAGGGCGAGATGAAAGCGAGCTACTGATGAAAACTGCATTCATAGTTGCACTGGTCGTCAGCTTCGCCACTCCCGCCTTTGCGGACGGCCCGCGCTGCACTCCGACGTGGCCTCTCGGCTTCGACGTCAAGGTGTTCAAGACGAGCAAGAAGAGCAAGCGAAAGCCCGTGGTGTTCTGCACCGGAGGCGAGTTGCAGTCGACGTGGGGTGGTTGCGTCGAGCGTCGTAGCGCTTGAAACGTTGACAATCAACAACACACGCGGTAAGGATATTCGACATGAAGAAGTACTACGAAATTTTCGTTCTGGGTCTCGGAGGCAACGCGTCGACCATGTCCTCCTACCCGGACAGCATGGACTCTGGCGACGTTGCCGCGTGGCTGGCGTTGCGGGTATCCGCGCTCATGGGTGTGGACCTGGCATCGGTCAGCAAGCGGTATGACGGCGGCCGCGGTTTCATGATGGTCGACGGCATTGACACCCACGAAGTCATCATCGCGTCACACACGGTCCACTAAGCATGGAACGGTTTCTCAGCCTGTTCCGGCGCACGCGAGCTGGCTACTATGCCGACTTCGCCATCACGCCGCCTGTGACCGCGGTTCTGGCTTGGCTGTCGTTTGAAGCCTCGGCAGGTTGGCTGGCGTGGTTCGTAGCGGGCCTGTTGGTGTGGTCGCTGTACGAGTACGTCGCGCACCGCTTCGTGTCTCACGGGCTACCGCTGATGCGCGACGCGCACTGGCTGCATCACAGCAACCAGGCCGATTACATCGCGGTGCCGCCACTCTGGACCGTGTTCTTCTATGTACTGTTCTGGTGGCTGTTCGGCATGGCGTCGACGCCGCTCGCTATCGGGTTTTCGACGGGCTACGTCGCGTACTCGTCACTGCACACCGCGTTTCACTACGCCCGGATCGGCCGCGGCCATCCGTTGTATTACTTGAAGTTCCTGCACGTCACCCACCACCGCCGACACGACAAGAACTACGGCGTCGTGTGCCCACTGTGGGACGTCGTGTTCGGGACTTACGAGGGGCCGAAGCGATAACTAATCCCTGGCGTTGGGGCACAACGCAAAACATCCTGAGTACATGAAAAGGACTTAATAAGCTATGGCAGCCAAGCGTCACTATGAAAACGCCACCGTATTCAACGCGCGTATCGTCAACATGCGCCACCTCTGGGAACCGTCCACGGAGTTCCAGGGTAAGCCCGTGCAGCGACCGAACTACTTCGCCACGTTCATCGTGCCGAGGACCAAGGGCCACTGGTCCGAGGAACCCGCGTTCGCGGGTGTCATGGGCGCCTACGGCAAGCTGGTCCAGCAGGCCGGCATGCAGTTCGCTCACGTCACCGGCTGGCCGATCCGCGACGGCGACGTTCCAGAGCCCGGCAAGGATGCCGTGGAGTGGGCGAAGGGTCACTGGGTGTTCGGCGGCTCGACCGGCAACCTGCCGACCATCGAGATCGTCCAGAACGGTGCGCCCGTCAAGCTGACCAACCGCGCTGTCGTCAAGCCGGGTGACTTCGTCGCCGTCGGCCTGACTGCCGCGTTCAAGCAGAACGACGCCCGCGGCATCAAGCACTATCTGAACACGGTTCTGTTTACCGGCCCGGGCGAAGAGATCGCCATCGGTAGCAGCGGCGTGTCGGGTAACGAGCTCCTCCAGCAGGCGCAGCAGCAGGGCATGAACGTGACCGGGTTCACCGGCTTCTCGGCCCCCGCAGCCGCGGCCCCGGCGGTTGCCGTTGGCTTCGTCGCTCCGGTCGTCGTCAACCCGTTCGCGGGTCGCTAACTGTTGACAATCAACGCAACACGGGGTTACGACCCCGTGTCTGTTCCCAGGTAGCTCAGCGGTAGAGCCCCCGACTGTTAATCGGGCGGTCGCTGGTTCGAATCCAGCCCTGGGAGCCAGTACGTAGTCGACGTTAACAAGAGGTCCTAAACCATGAAGTTTCGCGCCACCTTCGTCGCCGCGTTTATCACGCTGTCTAGCCCCGCCAACGCAGGCCCCTCGTACTGCCGCATCCTGGAGCGCTTTGAGCGTTCGTGTGCCGGCGTGCGCGCCGCGGTGTCCTTGCTAGGTAAGGGCCGCGCGCTGTCGATCGCCAAGGCTTGCGGCGCCGCGCCCGAAGAGATCGCGCAGGCCGAGTCCTGCTTGTCGCAGCCGAAGTGAGGGCGCGATATGGCTGAGCAGCACCCCGACGACCTCCACGCCGATTTTGAGACGCGCTCGCGCACGGACCTGAAGAAGGCGGGGGCGCGCAAGTACGCGGCCGACCCCAGCACGCGGATCACGACAGCCGTATGGCACTTCCGCGGGCGGTGGAAGACCGCGTGCACCGTCCACCCGCACCTCGGCACTCACACGCTTATCGACCTGTTCCTGGACGTGCGGGAGTGCAGGCGCTTCGTCGCACATAACGCGGCGTTCGACGTTAGCATCCTCCACGCATCCAACCCGTTCGATCGCATCCCGGTCGAGAAGATCGATTGCACGATGGGTCGGGCGCAATCGCTGTCGCTCCCGGGCGGCCTCGACGACGTCAACAAGGCGCTAGGCATCGCGGGCAAGGACCCGCGCGGTAAGCAGCTCGTCATGGCGACGTGCAAGCCGAAGAAGGACGGCACGTTCAACGAGGACTTACAGACGTTCAAAAAGCTTCTAGAGTACAACAGACAAGACGTCCGCTGCTTGATCGAGCTGGACAGGCAGCTGCCCGCGCTGTCACCGGCCGAGCGCCTCGTGTTCGAGCGGACGTGGCGCAAGAACGACCGCGGGCTGCCGGTCGACGTTGAGCTGGCGCAGGCCATCGCGTCGCGGCGCCAGGACATTGAGGAAGAGGCGCAGCGCAAGCTTCTTGAGCTCACGGGCGGAGTGGTAACCAAGATATCGCAGCGCCAGCGTATCCTGAAGTGGTGCGCCAGTAAGGGCGCGCGTATCGACAGCACGCAGAAGCACATCATCGCGGAGACCTTGGCCGACGACAGCCTGGACTCAGACGTTCGTTTGTTGCTGGAGCTGCTGCAGGAGAGCGGCGGATCGGCTCCGCTCAAGGCGCAGTCGGTGCTAGATCGCCAAGTCGACGGGTCCTACAAGGACGGTACGCGCTACTTCGGCGCCCGCTCCGGTCGCGGGACGTCGGAAGGCGCCAACATGTTCAACATCGCCAGGCCGAGCGGCAAGTATGACGGCGAGGACGGCCGCCCGACGATCGACTCTGTCATCGACGGTCTGAAGATGGGGTTCAACTACGACAACACGGCACTAACCGATTGCTTGCGCGGCGTCGTGCAGGCACCTCCGGGTTACAAGATCATTGACATCGACCTGTCGAACGCGGAGTACCGGCTCGCGATGTGGCTGGCCGACGACCGCCGCCGCTTGGAGATGTTGGCGAATAACGAAGACCCATACATGTATAACGCCATCGCGATGGGTTGGTGCCCGCCGGGGTCAACGAAGAAGACACATCCGAAAGAACGAACTGATAGTAAGCCATTGACGCTCGGGGCCAACTATCAGCTGGGGTGGAAAACGTATATGGCGCACCAACGGCGCAGCGGACGAGCGATCGTGGAGGACAAGGCACGAAGCGACATCAGCAGCATTCGCAAAGCCAACCCGCTGCTCGTCGAGCTGTGGGACGCGCTAGGCGATACGTTCCGTCAGTGCATCTATGACAAGCCGGGCCGTCGATACAACGTGCATATGCTGTCGTTCCAGAAAGACGACAACGGCACCGTGTGGTTGATCCTGCCGTCGGGCCGCGGCATCCCGCACTACTCGGCGCACATCACGAACGAAGGTCAAATGGCCTTCTACCGTGCGAAGTTTGGCGCGATGAGAGAACAGAAAATTTTTGGTGGTGGTATTCTGGAAATTTTTTGCCAGGGAACTACCAGAGACTTGCTTACGCTGGCCGAGGCGGACATCGAGAACGAGTTACCGGACGTGACGCTGCTTCTCGATGTCTACGATTCTATTCTTGCCCTCGCACCTGAGGACGTTGCCGATCAACGAGCCAAAGAGATGCGGGCTATCATGCGCCGTGTGCGGACGTGGGCGCAAGGCTTGCCGGTCGATGCGGAGTTCTACGTTGCCGATCGTATGAAGAAGTAGCTGTTGACAATCAACGTAACAAAGAGGTTAGCGAAAGTGAAAATCGAACTGCTCAACAACGTGACGCTTTTTCAGGGCGACTGCCGCGAAACGCTGCGCTCGCTGCCCGACAACTCGGTCGACGCCGTGCCGTGCGACCCGCCGTATGAATTGAACTTCATGGGCAAGGGGTGGGACCGCTCCGGCATTGCGAACGATCCCGAGTTCTGGCGCGAGGTCTATCGCGTGCTGAAGCCCGGAGGACATCTGGCGGCGTTCAGCGCGAGCCGAACGTACCACCGCATGGCGTGCGCGATCGAGGACGCTGGCTTTGAAATCCGCGACTCACTGATGTGGATTTACGGGACTAGGTTTCCGAAGTCGCAGAACGTCGGTGCCGCGATCGACAAAAAGCGCGATGATAGCGCCGCTATTTTGCGTGTGACGACGTTCATGGCGGATGCCGCCGACCGCCTTGGTGTGACACGTGCTGCGATAGACGCGCACATGGGTACGTCAGACATGGGCGGTTGGTGGTTGTCACGCCTCCTGCACCGCTGCCAGTGCCCGAAATGGGAACAATGGCTGCAGTTGAAAGCCTTTCTTATCCTCGGCGACGAAATGGACGCCGAAGTGCAGCGTCTGAATGATCGCAAAGGTGAGTGGGGTGAAGCCGCAAAGCAGCGCGGAACAATAGAGACAACCGGAGGCCTTCATAGCGGTTCAGGAAACACTGTCGGCTCGTTTACGGGGTGCCAGCTCGCCCCCGGCGCGGTGCTGCCCGAAGCCGCCGAGTGGGAAGGGTGGGGCACCGCCCTAAAGCCCGCATTCGAGCCGATCGTTCTCGCGCGCAAGCCGCTGTCCGAACCGACCGTGGCGGCGAATGTCCTCAAGTGGCGAACCGGCGCGCTTAATATCGACGGGTGTCGGGTGGGAACTGGAGGAGACAAGGGCATATGGCCGATCACAAAGAGGCGGCACGATGACGTAACGTTCACGCTGCAGCCGACGGAGACGGACACCACCAAGGGCCGCTGGCCGGCGAACGTCGTCACCGACGGTTCGGACGAAGTGGTGGGGCTGTTTCCGTCCGCAGGCGGGCAGCAAGGCCGCGCCAAAATCGGAGGCAAGAAAGGCGGGGCAATCTACGGCGATTTCGGCGAGAATTTCTCGAGCAATCCCGAGCCACGCGGTGACTCCGGCTCCGCCGCTCGGTTCTTCTACTCGGCAAAGGCGTCCAAGGCCGATCGCGCCGGCTCGAAGCACCCGACCGTCAAGCCGATCGCCCTCATGCAATGGCTCGCCAGGCTGATCACGCCGCCCGGCGGGACCGTCCTCGACCCGTTCGCGGGCTCGGGAACGACAGGCGCCGCAGCCGTTGCTGAAGGCTTCTCTGCGATCCTGTGCGAGCAGGAAAGCGAGTATGTCGCCGACATCAAGCGTCGCATTGGCGAACCGTTGACAATCAACGAACCAGCAAAGGAGTCCTTCCCGTGGGAGTGAAGAAACCCGCCGTCAAGGCGCCGCAGGACATCAGCGAGGCGTGCCTTCACGCGCACTGCAAGCAGTACCTCGACAAAGCCGGCATCTTTAACAAGGTGCTGATCTTCCACGTGCCGAACGGCGAGGCGCGTCACGTCGCGGTCGCGGCGAAGTTGAAGCGCATGGGCGTGCGGCCTGGCGTGGCAGACTTCCTGCTGTTCACAGTCAAGGGGTGTGTCGCTATCGAGCTCAAGGATGCCAAGGGCAAGCAGGGCGACGCGCAAATCAGGTTCCAGCGGCAGTGGGAAGCGTGCGGTCACGAATATGTGCTCGTTCGATCTTTAGAAGAATTTGTTGCGGTTGTGAAAAGATACGTTGACAATTAACACGAACGGCACTACGTAGGCGAGGCACACCAACGAAGGAGTAACCCGGATGTTCATGGCACGCGCTAACGGTATCGACATCTGCTACGACACGTTCGGTAACCCTGGCGCGGAGCCATTGCTCCTGATCATGGGTCTCGGCGCCCAGATGACGGAGTGGGACGCGGAACTGTGCGAGCAGGTCGCGGACGCGGGGTACTACGTCATTCGATTTGACAACCGCGATTCGGGCCTGTCGTCCACGGTTGAGGGTCCTGGCGCGGTGTCGCCCTACGAGCTAATGCTGCCGTATTTCTGCATGCCGGTACAATCCGCGTACCTCCTCAGCGACATGGCGGCCGACGCAGTCGGACTGCTCGACGCCCTCGGCGTCAAGTCCGCGCACGTGGTTGGCGCGTCCATGGGCGGCATGATCGCGCAAGAGATGGCGATCCTATATCCGGATCGCGTCCGCTCACTGACGTCCATCATGTCGACGACCAGCTGCCCGACGCTGCCGCTTCCGTCCGCGGAGGTCGTGGACGTGCTGCTAGCCGCCTCTCCAAGGAGCAGAGACGAGTACGTCGCGGCGTACTGTCGCGCGTGGCGCGTGCTGCGCGCCGGTTGCTTCCCTGAGGAAGACGCGCTCGACAAGGCACGCGCGGAGGCCGCGTTCGATCGCGCGTACCACCCGGAAGGCAAGCACCGCCAGTTCCGCGCCGTCGTGGCATCCGGCAGCCGGCGTATGCGGCTACGCAGCGTGACGGCGCCGACGCTGGTCATTCACGGTACGCACGATCCGCTAGTTCACCCGGACGCCGGCATCGACACGGCGGCGAGCATCCGCGGGTCTAAGCTCGTGCTGATCAACGGCATGGGCCACGCCATGCCACGCGTTTTCTGGAATCGCATCGTTGACGAGGTTGTGGCGTTGACAAGCAACGCGAAAGAGGGAGCCTGAGATATGAAGTTCTCCGTGCAATACGCGCTGCCGAACGGCGAGCACCGCCTCGTCGATATCGTGCACGCGAGCAACGAGCGTCAGCTTGTCGGGCTCCTGGCGTTGTTCGACCACCCGATCGAGGCGGTTTACGAGGGCGGCACCGTCGTGACGAAGCGGACGCGGAATCAGCTGGCCGCGTGGCCGGGTAGGATGACCCGGTACGCGCTGGACTTTGCTTTCAAAGGACCGAGGTAGCGAAACCGTGATCAAATAAGTTGTTGACAAGCGACGCCGCTGTCCTTACCTGTATTGCATAGTGCAGTGCGATATAAAATAAGTAAACAGTGGAGTTAGCGTCATGAGAAACGACAGCAACGATATTTTCACGGAATCCAATTTGCGAGCCATCGTCGACGACCTGAAGCGTGGTCCGATGAAAGTCAACAAGCGCGTCACCGTATGCGACCCAATCGTTACGGGCCTGCGTGCCGTTGTCAGCCGATCTGGCGGCATTGCGCTAAGCGCGTGCTATACATTCGACGAGAGCCGGCCGCTGGTCAAGCTCGGGGAGATGGGCGCTCCGGAATACGACCCGGAGTACATGACGATCGACGACGCCCGGGAGCTAACCAAGGTCATCAAGCACCTGGCCGACCGCGGCATCAACATCGAAGAGGAGATCGGCAAGGTTCGCCAGAAGCTCCTGCGCGAGGTCCTGGAGAAGGGCGAGAAGTGGCGCCCGAAGCTGTGAGGCGTCACGCTCTCGTGATCAATTTTAATGTTGACAGACGACGGGACAGCGAATAGGTTTAAGTCATCAGCAAACGGAGCGACGAACATGCAAACGGCTTCCTGGGTTCTTCGAAACAAGTTCACGAAGGAAGTCGTTTGCGAAACGTTCGACATCCGCAAGGTTAGAGCGCTCAATACGGACAAGTACGAAGCGGTTCCGATCCTTGAGTACCTATACTCACTGAACAGAAAGAACGGAGCGACGAAATGATCAAAGTTTTAAACCGGTTTACGGGCTCCGTGCTGCTCGAAGTGGAGCGCCTGACCGGCGCGTACCTGACCGGCGCGGACCTTAGCCGCGCGAACCTAGCCGGCGCGAACCTAGCCGGCGCGGACCTGACCGGCGCGGACCTGACCGGCGCGTGCCTGACCGGCGCGAACATGACCGGCGCGAACCTGAGCCGTGCGTACCTGACCGGCGCGAACATGATCGGCGCGGACCTGACCGGCGCGAACCTGACCGGCGCGAACCTGACCGGCGCGGACCTAATCGACGCGAACCTGACCGGCGCGGACCTTAGACGTGCGGACCTGAGCAGCCAGTGGGTCGTGCAGGGCGGCGTGCGTTCCGACGGTCACGCGTTCTTCCTGCAGCGCCTGACCGGAGACGACCAACCAATGGTGAAAGCGGGCTGCCGCCTGTTCACGCTTGAGGAAGCAAAAGCTCACTGGACAGAGACACGGGGCGGCACGCCGCTCGGTAACGAGACGTTCGCTATTATTGACGGCATGGTGGCCGTTGCGAAAGCTAGGGGTTTGCTGTGACAATGCGCAGCGTCACACTGCTTCACCTCGACGGCCGTCCATGGGCGACTGGCTGGTTCGAAGGACCGTCCGACTCGTGGGCCTGGGTCGCTGAGACCGTGGCGCATGAGCACGGATGCGACGAGGAAGACGTCGGGTGTGAAGAGTCCTACGAAGGCGGCGGAGACATCGTCACCGTGCACGGAGTTGCGGCGTATCGTGTAGCCATCGGCGCTAGCAAATTTCATTGACATCGCGACGGTGTTGCGTTTACAGTCAACAGAGTAGATGAAAACGTCTAAACGGAGGGCTGCGGCATGAAAGTGCCAGGGATTAGCGACGAGACTTTGAACTTCTTGGCGGCGCGCGTGAAGCGCCGCATGCTCAAGACCCCGGGCGCCCGCGAGGCGTGGTTCGTCACGGGGTCCGGCGAAGATGTCCTGATCAATTTCGGCCACGACGGTACTGAGCCGTCGTGGCGTTACGGCAGGCGCCCGGAGTTCGTCGAGCACATTCGCGACTTCCGGGACGAGGTTCGCGCGAAGATGAAAGCAAAGAAGAAGGAATCCAAAAATGCCTAACCCGTTCTTGCTGGGCCTAGCCCTCGGAAACATCATGTTCGCTGGTTTGAACGCGACATACTACCCGAACGCTGCGAGCGTCGGAGTTGCAGCGCTGTGTGCCGTCGTCGGCCTCAGCAACGGCGCCCTTGCGTGGGTGCTTCGCAAATGAGCAAACCGGAAAAAGACGAGATCGCGGGGCTTAAAGCCAAGGTGGAAGCTTTGCGCGCTGAGTTGGCCGGGTACGAAATGCTTCTCCGTGAAGCTCGCGTAGCCGCAACCGGTGTTTCGGTTGGCGACGTAGTCGTGTCGAACGGCAGACGATACCGCGTTTCGGATGTCGAACCGCACAGATTCGGCGTCTGGCTCAAGGGCAACCCGGAGCGCAAAGACGGGACGTTTGGCCGATCGAAGAGAAACTTGTTCGGCAGCTGGGGGCATGACAGATGAGCGGCATAGCTCTGGTCACCGGAAGCAAGGCGCATCCGCTCAACGTCCGCGGTAACGACCTGTACGAAACGCCGCCGGAGGCCGTGTACGCGCTTCTCGACGCCGAGGACTTACCGATGAACGTGTGGGAGCCGGCATGCGGTCCCGGATCGATCGCGAGAGTGCTGCGCGCATCCGGTCGCTCCGTGTTCGCGAGCGACCTGGTCGACTACGAGTCCGAGGACCAGGACGCCGTTGGTGAAGATTTCCTACGCACGACGTCGGCGCCCCGAGGGGTCGAAGCGATCGTCACCAACCCGCCGTACAAGCTGGCTGGTGGGTTCGTGTCGCACGCGCTGCAGCTCGCACCGAAGGTTTGCATGCTTCTCCGGCTGGCGTTCCTAGAGTCTGAGAAGCGTAGGCCGATCCTGGACGGCGGACAACTCGCCCGCGTCCTTCCGTTCCGAAACCGCCTGCCGATGATGCATCGTGACGGGTGGGACGGAAACAAGTCGAGCAGCGCGGTTGCGTTCGCGTGGTTCGTATGGGATCGCAACCACTCCGGAGACGCTACGATCAAGCGTATTTCTTGGAATAAACGTTGACAGTCAACGCAACACCGCGTAGTAAGAAAACACGAAACAACCTGAGCGCACAGAGATGACATCTTCGCAAATTCGGTTCCTTCGTCTTCACCAAACCGCGCTGGTCGAGCGCACTCAGGCCATCTTCCAGGGCGCCATGATCCGCGCGACGTCAGCATGCGGGCAGTCGGCTGCCGTTACGATCGACGAGGTTGCCGAGTTGATCCGGGCGGGGCTGTTGGTCCAGTCGCACGGGCTCTCGTTCACCGCAGCGCAGGGAGCGCAAGCAGCATGAAGGTCAAGAGCTGGAGCATCGACGGCACGGTACGCGTGTCGAAGCTGACAGCGGAGCTCGCGTCCGCCGTCGCGTACGGGAACAAGTGCCTGACGCCGCTGCAAGTCGTCGAGTACCTGGAGGCTGGCCTCGTCGTGTGGACAGGCGAGCATGACATGCACTACGGAGTCAGCGACGATGACTGACAATACCACACTGGACCGCGCACGTGCGTATCTGTCTCGCAAGTACATTGCTCGTGCCGATGCGCGTCAGGCTTCGATGGGCCTGTCTTACATCGAAGCAGAGAAAGAGGACCTGGCCCGTGAGATGACTAAGTTCGCGGCCGGCGAGGTTATGCGATTTATAGAAAGGCTTAGCGACGATGACTGAGCAGCGCAAAGGCGACTGGATGCAAACCGCATCCGGGAATCAGTTCTGGCCGCTCGATCCGCGTCCTGAAGAAATCCGCATCGAAGATATCGCGGCGGCGCTATCGAAGCTGTGTCGTTACGGCGGCCAGTGTCTGCGGTTCTACTCCGTGGCCGAGCATTGCGTGCACATGGCTAGGCGGGCTCCGAAGGCGCTGCAGCTGACCACGCTGCTACACGACGCGTCTGAGGCGTACCTGTCAGACGTCATTCGCCCGATCAAGCGCCACCTCTCGAACTACGCGGACATCGAGGCCAACCTGGAACGCGTGATCGCAGATCGGTTTGATCTTTCGTGGCCGTGGCATCCGGAGATCAAGCGGCTCGACACGGCGATCCTTGTCGACGAGCGCGACCAGATCATGTCGAAGCCGCCCGCGCCGTGGTGCGACATAACGGAGCCAGCGCTCGGCGTGGAGCTGCAGTGCTGGGAGCCACGGCTGGCCGAGTGGGTTTTCTTGCAATCGTTCCGCGAATACGGCGGGAAATAGGGAGGATGATGTGAATAGCTTTTGGGACGCCGTCAGAGAACGCGAAGGCAAGTTCAACGAGTCGGACGGTACCGAGCGCCTCAGCGTTTCGCACTGGGGTCTGATCGACACCGGGTCGGAGCCGCCGTTGCCAGTTCACGCTTCGCTGTCGACGCTGATCCGCACCGCGACGGAGACGTACTGATGTCATTCAACATAAAGCAGTGGGTCCGGTCCCTGCCTGTCGGGCCGAAGGAGTCCTTCGTCGGCCAGGTCGTTGAGTTCCTGGACCGGCATGGCGAAGACCGCGAGTACGTCGTGCGCGATTCCAACGCGCGGCGCTGGCTACGCAAGGAGTACGAACTTAGTGCAGTCGAACCTGTTCAGGACTAAGCACGGCGACATCAAGTTGCCGCGTGACTTCCCGGTGCGCTCGGTGTCAACGGACACGCTGGCGTATTTGCGAGAGTTGGATCGGCGCATCGCGGACGGCGAGATCAGGCCGGGTTTCGAGGCGCCGTCGTTTGAAGAATGGAGGACAAAGAAGTGACGAAAGCATCAGAGATTCTTGAGCTACACGACACCGGTTCGCACGTGGCGAGCATCGCAGGCACCCTGAAGGTATCGACCGCGACAGTCTACGCCGTATTGCGGCGGCACCGCCCCGACCGGCAGAAGTGGGTGCACCAGTCGTACCGCTCCGACTTCCCGCGTCAGATCAGGGAACTGCACGAGAAAGGCAAGAAGCAGGCCCACATCGCGCAGGAACTCGGAATCTCCCGACAGTACGTTTCCCGCGTGATCCGGGACGCTTCGCGCTAGACCGTTGACAGTCAACGTGGTAACTTAGCCGGCCCCTCGCGTATTAAGGAATCCCCAGCAATGCCGACGCCTCCGTCTCCCGACCATCTCCTACAGGAGGCGGTCGACGCCTTCCGCACGTACGGAACAAAGAAGCAGGCGGCCGACGCGCTCGGGCTCCCGTGGACCACGCTGGACAACCGGCTCAAGGCAGCCGCAGCACGCGGCATCGAGGCGGGGTTCAACCGCGGCGCCGTCGATTCGCTGGAGACCGTCGAGTTCGACGTGCCGCGCAAGGGGCGCGTCTCCCGGTACCTCCTGACCACCGCGCAGTGTCACACCGCCGTGCATGCGGAGTTCTGGGCCAACCTGCAGGCGCTGGCGTTGCACTACGACGCGACGCTGATGGTGTCCCCGGTCACGTACAACAAAGAAGCCTTCGGCAACGACAAGATGCAGAAGTGCGTCAAGCGCGACGCCGAGATCAAGGACGGCCAGGGCCGCACCTCCGGCGTCGGTGTCCTTACCGACCGCGAACACGGCCAGGACGACGCGAGCAACTACGCACCGGAGGTTCGCGAGTACCTGTACTTTGACCGTGTCAACATCGCGCCACGGCTGACATTCTGCTCCGAGCTGAACATCCTGCCGACCGCGCGCAAGCCGCTCCAGGGGTTGGAGAGCTACACGGGCCGTAACAGCACCGTCGTCCCACACCCCGCGCTCGCGCTCAAAAGCGTCCCGGGCATGAAGGGCGAGGGCGTCAAGCTCATGTACACCACGGGCGCGTGTACGTTGCGGAACTACATCCAGCGTAAGGAGGGTTTCAGGGCTGAGCACTTCCACGCCTACGCCGCTCTGCTGGTCGAAGTCGACAGCGACGGCCGGTGGTGGTGTCGCCATGTCGAGCAAGGCAGCGACGGCACGGCGTGCGACCTTGACCTCGTGTTCAAGGACGGCAAGCTGGCCCAGCGCGGCGCCAGGGTGGCCGATATCTGCTGGGGCGATATCCATGCCTCGAAGCTGGACGACAGCGTGGCGGCGGCTGGCTGGCGCGGCAAACGCAACATGCTGGACACGCTGCGGCCGTACTCGCAGCACATTCACGACCTGCTCGACGCCACTCCGTTCGGCCACCACACGCGCAAAGACCCGTTCGAAGACTTCCGCGCCTACGTCAAGAGCCACCGGCGCTCGATGGCCGAGGAGCTCCGCACCACAGCCCGCGTCGCCGCTGAGCTGGCGCGCCCCTGGTGCGACTCGGTCGTCGTCAACTCGAACCACGACCGCCATCTCGGGCGCGCGCTGGCCGAGATCGACTGGCGCAAGGACTCGGAGAACGCGGAACTTATTCTGCGGCTGACCGCCGACATGCTCCGCGCGATCCGCGAGGACGACTCCGGCTTCAACCTGGTTGAGGCCGCCATCCGGATGTTTTCGGGATGTGGGCTGCCCGGTATCCGGTTCCTCAAGGAAGACGAAAGCGACGTCATCCTGCGCCACATCAATGGCGGTATTGAGTGCGGCCTGCACGGCGACCGCGGCGCCAATGGCGCCAAGGGTACCGCGGCCGGCATCGCCAAGGCGTCCCGGCGCATCAACATGGCCGACAAGCACGCGGCCGAGATCGTCGACATGGTCTACGTGGCGGGTGTCTCCGGCAAACTCGACATGGGCTACAACAAGGGCATGAGTTCGTGGTCGAACGCCCACACGCTGACGTACCCCAACGGCTGCCGCGTCATCGTCACGGTGTACGAGGGCCGCTGGCACGCGGCGTCGCGTTGACAATCAACAGAACGGAGTAGTGAAAAATGGGCTGGACTGCTGACGACTTCGATACGCCGCGAACCATTATCGCCTTCACGGGCCTCGCGGGCTCGGGCAAGAGCACCGCCGCGGCGCACCTGGTGGCAAACCATGGTTTCGTGCGCGTGCGCTTCGCGGGTCCTCTCAAGGCCATGATGGCAGCCCTCGGGCTGTCGGAAGCCGAGATCGACGGTGACCGCAAGGAACTGCCGTGCGAGCTCCTCGGCGGGAAGACGCCGCGGTGGGCTATGCAGACGATCGGCACCGAGTGGGGTCGCAAGCTCATCGGCGACGACCTGTGGATTCGGGCGTGGCAAGCGGCAGTCGATCGCGTCCCATCCGGCGTGCCCGTCGTTGTCGACGACTGCCGCTTCCCGAACGAGGGCGAGGCGATTCGCTCGCTAGGCGGCGTCGCTATCCGCGTGGAGCGCGCCGGCGCCGGCACCGCGTCCGTTCACGAGTCCGAGGCGTACCAAATTCCCGCAGTGTGCACTATCGAGAACAGCGGAACGCCGTCGGACCTGTACGCCGAGGTCGACCGCGTGGTGCGTGACCTCTCGTGGATCGAGCGGAGCGCAACGTGACGTGCCGGTTCAGCCTGGTCGACCTGGACGACGAAGACGCGGTCGCGCTGCTGCGCGGCCTACACGAAGAGTCCTTCGGCGATACCGCCCCCGTACCCGAGCTGGACTACGGCTGGTGGTGGGTCGGGCGTGACGGCCGCGAGCCGGTTGCGTTCTGCGGCCTAGTCGAGAGCACGATCGGGCCTGGCGTCGGCTACCTGAAGCGAGCCGGCGTCTTAAGGTCGCATCGCGGTCGCGGGTTGCAGCGGCGTATGCTGTCGATTCGCGAGCGCAGGGCGCGCCGGGTGGGGCTGTCATCGGTCATCACGGACACGACCGACAACGTCCCTAGCGCGAATAACCTGATTAAGGCGGGGTACAAGTTGTTCGACCCTGGGGTGCGGTGGTCGTTCCAGCACAGCCTGTACTGGCGAAAAGATTTATAGTCTACCGTTGACAAGCAACAAAAAGCGCGCTACGCAGGTCCGTACAAGAACGGATTTGCCAAGCGCGCTTTTTGTTCTTATTTAGGTATCACTGTAGCTAGAATCGGGCGAGGGACCACAACGTGAACGATCAAGAAATTCTGGGTTGCACTAAAAGGATGATGATGATGATTGCGTCGGAGATCGTGGAGACGCGTTCGCGCGTGGGCCGGTTGTCCGAGCAGCTGGAGACGCTGGCCGCGGTGCATGGCGTGCCGGTGATGTGGGGCGAGTCTTTGGAAGGGGGATGCCGATTGATGTCGAGGAACAGCAGAACGCTAGCCGATTTGACGGCTGCGCTACGAGACCTAATCGCGGAGTTCATCGCCACTGATCTAGCTGACGCGGACGCCAAGGACCTCGTACCCGCGGCCAACGCGATCCGCGAGAGCGCGTCGAATGCGTGTGGCAGGCTTGACGCGGAGATACAGCGACGCGTCCTTGAGGGTATCGAAGTCCCCGGCGCCGAGCTCAAGGACGGCGTGTCGCATAGAAAGTGGTCGAACACCGTCGCGGCGTCGGAAGCCGTCTTCGCTCAGTTCGGCGTCAAGGGGTTTAAGCTGGACAGCCCGGCGGCGATCGAGAAGCTCGGCGAGGCGGGCAAAGCGCTGGTGGCGGTGGCGTCGTTCAAGCCACCGGCGCCGAAGAAAGTGGTGTACTGATGGCTACGCGGTACGAGCAAGGGAGGGCGGAGGAGGGGAGAATGAGTCACGCGGACGAACGCATCGCGGAACTGGAGCGCGGACTGCTAAGCGCCACGCGGCTAGCGTGGTTGCTGATCAAAGCGTCGGGCGGGTCGGTACGTATCCCGCGGCGCGTAGTGGAGTCCCTGAACCCGACTACCGCGTCGCTAAGCGCGTTCCAGGACCTTGAGACCGGCGACTTCGTGTACGAAGCGTTAAGCTCTGACAGTGACGGGAGCTAGTTGCTTGCCGTTCTCTACGTGACGCAGGAGGTCGTCGAGATCAGACGCGCAGCGCTCAGCCGTCGCTATAACGGCAGCTGAGCGCTTGCGCGCCGCCTCGGTTCGGGCGGACACCTTCTCTAGGAGCCTGCAACGATCTTCGACCAGGACGTCAGTCAACCGGCCGCTACGTGCCAGCGCCCTCTTGACGGCTTCGACGCACCTCATTTGTGGAGCCTTATCAGCTCAGCGCGAATCTCTGCCATGCCGTGCTCGACCCTGCCGTGCAGCCCACGCAGCAACTCTGCGCAGTGGCTCGTCTCCGCAAACGCCCTGTCAACGTCCTTATTCGTCCGGCTGTACTGCGCGTCGAGCCGTTCGGTCAGGAGCTTGATCGCGACGCTGATCTGGGACGTTACGTCACCGAGCTTCGACAGAGCCTCGTAGTGCCGATCGGCCACCCCGGCCATGTCTCGAATCGCCGAGTTGTTGTCGGACAGCGCCTTGTTCAGGACGTCCCGTTCCGACAGCCGAGTCCTCGCCATGGTCATGGCTTCACGCCACTGCCACGCGTTTGCGCCCGCCAGGACCGTGATAGTCCCCGCGAGCGATCCGATGATCCACCTGTACACTTCCAGCAGCGTGCCGGGTATCTCTGCTAGCGTCATTACTTCACTTTCAGGGAGCACGGCACTGCGGGGAACCCTGGGGCGTTTACATCCGACGCAACACCAGAAACTGTGGTCCACTTCACAGTGCCGTGACCCTAACGTATAGCGCATCGGCCGGGGTGACGCAACCCCTAATTGCCTAGAAGCAGTACCTATCGCACAGGAACCTCAGCCACCCGGCGTTGTTCGCCACGACTGCTAGTCCGATCAGCACGATGGCGGCAAACGCCGGGTATTTCAACGACGGAACGCCTTGGCGGCAATAACCATCGCGGCAGACGGCGGCCCGACGTAGAACAGCGCCTTGAGAATCTCGTGCTCGGTGTCCTCGAACTTGCCGGGGAGGAGCGCGACCTTCCAAGAGCCTACGGCGTGCCACTGCCACTCAAGCCAGGGCACGACGTACCACTTGAGCGTCGGCACGAGGTGCCACGGCGTCGAGTCCAGCACCACCTGAGAGACGTGGAACGCCAGCATCATCGCAATGATGAAGCCCGCGATACCGAACGGACCCCACGCTCCCTGCGACTTCTGCACGTCGGCACGCTGGGCGCCTGCGGTACCGGCCGACCCGGCGATAGTACCGGCGAGCTGGTTCCCTGCGTCGTTCTCGTTCTTGTAGCGGGTCGTGTTGTCCGCGTGGATGTCGGTAATCGTCTTACCAAACACGCCGAACAGCGAACTCAGGCCGCCGGTGATGAGACTAACGAGGAACCCCATGTGCTTAAGCCTTCTCGTCCTTGGCGGCGACTTCCGCGAGCGGCTTGGTCGTGCCCTTGCGGAGGTGCTCGTCGATCATGCCGACGATCGAAAGGGCGATCGGCAGCAGCCCGATCGCCGTCGCGACCCAGGAGCGGTACTCTTCTTTCAGAAACGGCAGCAGCGGGGTCACGTCAATCTGCCCGGCCTGGGTCAGCAGGACGAGCGCAACGCCGGTAACCGTCTTGAGCCGGGCGAAGAGAATCGTCTCGCTCTTCTTGAAGAGGGCGATCTCAGCGGTTTCGACTACCTCGAAATAGCGAGCCGCCCACGGTTTGGTCTTCAGCCAGGGGCGCGCGAGCGTGTAGGCCACGCCGAACAGGACGGCGGCGCCGAGGAGGTAGGGCAGAATGGACATCGTTCAGGTTCCCTGTCCGAAATTTGATACAATCTTTGGACTACGCCTTCTTGGCGCGCCACACGAGGAAGCCGATCACACCGACAATCAACGCGGCAACCACGACACCGACAATAACGCCGGAGCTGAAGCCCCACGAATGAGCCTGCTGAGCCGCGACTGCGCCGCCGACCACGACGGCCGTTGCTGCCTTCTTGCCGCCGGACGGCTTGGCTTCGGGCTTCGCGGTGGTAGCCGCGACGGGCACCGGCGCGCCGATCTTGATGGACGGGTCGATCTTGATCATGGACCGGAGCAGCGCGACGACGCCGAGCTGCTGGTCGACGTGGTTCGGATCGTAGCGGCCGTCACGAACGTACTTGCCACGCTTGTATTCGCTGGTGCCGGCCCACAGGTAGGGGGACGGAACGCCCTTGTTGGCGTAGCCGACGCCGTTGTACATCTCCAGCGCGAGCAGCGTGCCGGACAGAGACCAGTCCTTGCGACGGGCGAGGAACGGGTGGCAGTTGGCCAGCGCGTCGATCGCCGCCTCTTCCCAGGACGAGAAGGGACCGCGACCGCGCGGGACGTTGACCGACTTGCGGTTCCAGGGGTCGCCCTGCGCAAGCGAACCCTTCCAGTTCTGCGAGGACTCGCGCTCGTGGATGACCGCGATCACAAACCACGGCACGCCGGTCTTGGCCTCAACGGCCTGGTAATGCGGCTTCGCCGCGACGAGGCGCTTGGCAGCAGCGTCCGCCGCCATCGTGCGCTCGACCGTGACGGCGTTCCAACGCCGTACGTTGGCAGCAGCGAGCTTGGTCAGATCAGCCATGTGTGATTATCCTGTATAGAACCAAGCTAGCGTACGGCCGGCTCGGAGGTTTTGCCGCGGTGGCTGCGTTGTTGCCTTTGCACGGGAGGACTTGCAGGGCTGAACCGAGCAAATCCTCCGTACGGTAGCACGGCGCGCCGGGGGCGTCAAGGGGCAGAAAGGGCACCCGGCCCGCGTTTAGGTTGGAAACGAGAATTTGGAGAACAACTCCGCAAGCGTGCCGTCGAATAAGCACAAGTGCACCGCTCCATTGTCGACTTCGTTCGACATGAAATAGATGCCATAGACGCACGGCGCGCCGTTCAGCGTCCACGCTTCCCAAGACACATTGCCGTCGTAAAAGGGGGTGCCGCCCGACGCGCCCTGCGGCGGATGCACGTCGATATCAGGGCCGAGAAAGCCGTAAGCATCGCTCGCAAACTTGAAGCTCACAAAATCCCGCGTGCGCGCAATCCGGCAATAGCCGGTCGCCGTATCCGACGTGACATAGAACCAGCCGTCAGCCATATAGCGCAAGCGACTGCGGCCGGTGAAATCAACCGTTGGATTGCCGGGGTTATAAAGCGCGTTCTTCCACGTGTAGGACGCAAACGACGGATCGGCGGAGAACAGGAAGCTTTCGGCCTTGTTGCCGTTGCCATACGCCTGTTCAACCGCCAGCATGTAGCCGCCGGGTGCGGCGCACACGCCGACATTGTTGAAGCCAAGCCCCGACGGACCGATGATAGTGTTCGGCGGCGACAGGTTCCACGCAGCGTCAACCGAACTATGGATCAAGCTGTTGAACGGCGCCACATTCTGCGCAGGCGCCGCCGAACCGTAGATATGAAGCGTGCCGGCGGTATCGACCAACATCGAGCCCATCGCGCCCGGCCATGCCCTGCGCGCCAACTCAATAGGGTGCGACGGATCGGAAATGTCGGTAAAGATAACCTCGGACGCAAGCGGCGCGCGATTGAACGTCGCGCACAATAGAATGCCGCTATACGCTATGATGTCACTCTCATTCGCCGTATTTGGCGCAAAAAGAGAGCCCGCCCGCTTATACCAAAGCGGCATGGATGGACGCGATGTCATCTCTGGTCCTCTAATAGAGCTCGTCAATTATGATGATGCCAGCGGCGCCCGCGCCGCCAGCAAAGCCGGTGCCGCCTGCGGTGCCTGCCGCGCCTGCCGCGCCGACGGAGTAAGCGTACGGGCCGGTAGGGTTGACGATAAGCTTTTCACAGTACCCGCCAGCGCCGCCGCCGCCATT